TCCGCTTACGATGATGAGATAGTTGCGCCAGTATCTGAACGCTTCCAGTTAGTACCGTCAGAGAAAGCAAGAATTGCTGAACCTGCCGCACCGTTAGAAACATAAATAAGAGTACCTGCGCCCGCATCAGAAGCTGATGGAGCAGAAGCTACGGTATAAGTAGGAACTTGAATGTCACCAACAAAGCCATTGGTTGCGGTGACTGGACCTGAAAAGGTAGTGCTTGCCATGATAAATTTTCCTCACATGCGAGTTTAGTGCGCCTGTCTGCATGTCGTCTGCTAGGTCAGTCCGACGCACCCGTTTCCTAGATATTCAAATCTTACAGATAAAAAAAGGGGGCGTCTAGCGCCCCCTTCTTCTTATGCCGCTCCGGGAGTTCCGAAGACAGCGCGCCAATCAGAGACGCCGAAGCTGTAACGCTCACGGGCCTTGAACCGCATATTTCCAGTGTCAAAGTCACCTTCCATTGCAGTTTTGATTGGTGAACGGTTGAAGTATTTGAAACCGTTCGGTGCGTCAGTCAAGACGAAGAACGCGTCAGTGTCAGTCAAGAAATGGTTGACTACTGCCCCTTCAGGCAACATTCCCATGTTCTTCATTGCATTGGCGTCGTTATCCGCTGTACCCGGACGCAGGTTAGAGTTCAGAACGCGCTCTGCAACAAACTGAAGTTCCTTTGGAATAATCAGCTTAGTGCCACGAACTGCGATCTTCAGTCCACGCTCGTCAGTCAAGCCAGCGATGTCGATCAGCATTTGCTCAAGCGATGTTTCGTTGAGGTCAGCCGCGACAGACAACTGGTTGCGCTGGTTACCAGACAGAGATGGGTGCGCTGATGAACAAAGTGCCGCACCGTCACCTACAGGTGCTCCAGTGTCGAACGCGTTGTTCAAAATAGACGCCGCCTTGATCTGCTTAGTCTGGGCCATTGAACGAGCAAGTGCCTTGGTGTAACGAGATGCTAGACGATCATACAGATTGTCCTCGATGGCTTCCTCTGTAATAGAGAACGCCAGAGCGATTGTCTCGTGAGTGTAACGTGCTGTGAATGTCTCTTGTGCATCGTCAAATGTGATGGCAGAGCCTTCACCCTTAACTGGTGCAGTTGAGAAACCACCCAACATTACTTCTTCCTCGAACGCACGATCTGAAGATTCTTCAGTGAAGATTTCAGCGTGTTCGTTCTCGTAACGTGAGTATTCCATCCCGAACAGGGCATTAAGGCCCGGTTCAAGCTCTTTCGCTAACTGTGCGCGAGAGATTGCCATAACCCTTCTCCTTAAATACCTGTTGAATCAGCAGTCGTCTGAGAATCAGACGATGAAGCTGGCGAGTTGAAGTGGAAGTTGAAACGAACAACAAAGTTTACACCTGCCGCGTCCCAATCGTTGTTTGCAACGTCATCGACGATGCCAACGATACGCATAGCAAGAGTAGCTGTAGTTGCCGCTGTGCTAATGTCTAACTGTGCAGTTGAACGCCCGGTTGCTGTAGAACCAGAAGTTGCAGTTGCTAGTGAACAGTTTGAAAACACGTCTGCCAAGGCAGTTGCGCGATCTGTTACTGATTCATCAGCCGCTACACGGAACAATTGCATTGGGTTATCAGCAACGAAAGCTTTAACAGGATAGTTTGTATCCACGCTTACGTTGTTGGCACCCGGCCAGTAGTTTTTAAACACGGTCTTCTTGCTAGAAGAATCCACATATTCCACACCCATCAGGACACCGAGGAAAGGAACAGTTCCGCCATTTGCGCTACCAACAATGTCGATAACACCAGCCGCCAGTGGAATTACTGGCGAAAACTGATAAATAGCGTTCGTGTTTGCCGCCGCAATCTCATACTGAGTTACCCCAGTAGAGTTTGTTGCGCTTCCGTTCAACCCGATAGGACGTAGACCAAAAGAAGTATCTTGGTTTGCCATAAGGCTATCTCCTAATCAGGGTGACCCCTATTTATTACGAGGGCCACCAAAAGTTACACGTTGTTGCCGATCAGGGTTACTGATCCGCATCGTCGAATGTTGATTCTCTCGCATCATATCGTGATCCACTGCTTCCATCTGATCAGAGTTACGGTTGCGGAAATAATCCGTCCGTTCCTGAACAGTTTCTTCAGGGATCCTTGCGAGGATCAACCCGCCAACGCCGAACACACCTTCATATTTACCTGAGTCGATCACCGGTGCTTCAAAGTCCGGGTATTCGTCCGCACGGACCAATTCCCATCCTTCTCGTAGCTTTGCACTGATATTCTTGCGGTCATCAAAACCGCGAGTTTCAGCGCGAATCCACCGATGCTTAAATCCATCTGGTGCAGGTGGTGCGTCTAACATAGACGGTGGAGCCCACGGCTTACGCTGTGCCGTTTTCTCTCTAGTTTCATTTGCGCGGGAAGCACGGCTTCCATTCTTCATGTCTTCAGCCATTTTATTGCTCCCTAACGTATTTCGCGTATTCTTCAAGTGGCACTCCGAGTTTTTTAGCCATAGTGACTTGGGTCTTGGAGAGTCGGACCTTTCCTGTGCGCCCAGTTGTTTTTCCGCGGGATACTGAAGCTACCGTCTGAGCGGGACGGCGGGCTCCACCCGAATTCTTCAACTTATGGGGAAATTCATCCGCCATACGTCTGTCAAGCTCATTGTAGTAATCATCTGACTGCGGGTCAAATCCTTCTCTTTCAACGAGTTTTTTGTGAATTCCAAAAGCGGCATAAGTCATCGCTTCGTCAGAACCAAACCAATCATTCCGTTCTGCCCAATCTTCAGCTTTTGGATCAGGCCGACGCGGCTGTTGAGCAGGCATTGGTTGCTGAACTTGAGCCTGCTGTTGTGCGGCCATTTGTTGTGCATACCGCTCTTGTTGGATCTTAGCTTGACGTGCACGATCACTTTCGATTGCCAGTGAAGTAATCTTGCGCTGTGCCTCAATAACTCCGTTGGTATCGCCCATTTCAATTGCGCGAGCTAGTTCTTGCTCTGCCGCGGTTGTCTGGGTTTCAATGCGCCCACTGTATTCTGCGACATAGTTGTCGCTTAGGCTGTTCATCCGCTGTTTAATTGCTTCAGCTTCCTGTTGCACTTGTTGTGCATACCGGATCGCTTCTTCGCGCTCGCGCTCGGCAGAACGCATTTTTTTGGTCAGTCGATCAATGCGCTTTTGCGTTGCATTATTCGCTTTCTCAAAATTATCCTCTTCGTCGGCATCCGACGCTTCAAAAGCCGCAGATCCTCCAGACTCTTCGGGAGCCTCAAAGGAGACCTCGGTTTCTTCTGCATCACCAACGTCCAGTTCGATTTGGTCGTCGTCTCTTTCTTCAGCCATGTTTTATCTCCTTAGAAATGAAGAACGTCTTCTGGGGAACTAATCCTCGCCAGAATTTCGTCGTCGTTAAGAATCCGCACTTCCCCGCCATCAATATTGAAACGAGACCCGGAATAGCGGGCAAACATTACCCAGTCTTTTTCCGCGCACCAAGGCCCGCTAGGGAACTTGTCTTCGTCTTGATAGGCTAAAGGTCCAACTTTAAGCACATAGCCTACTTGCGTAGACACTTGTTGTTGCTCAATAGTTTTGTCGGCCAAAAGGATTCCGCCTTCTGTTTTGCCTTTACCACGGTAGGGAAGAATAAGAATACGCCACCCGGTAGGGGTCGGTAGTCTTTCTAAGAGAGATCCGCCAATGGCTTCTGGATCAAGGAACTTTGCGCGTTCCTCTTTATACGCTTCTTCAAGCGTCGCGACTTCTTCAGTCATCTATATGCTCCTGTTTATCTAGCAGGCTCTTGAGTTCCTGTTCGACATGATTGAGGGCAGTCAACATGCCCATCAATTCACGATAATGTTCCATCGTCTTGACTCCATCGTATTCGAGGCAGTCCGTGATGGCCTTCTTCTGCTCACGGATAATCCGATACACAGCTTCAGCTAAGTATATATCACTCATTCTCTTATATCACCGCATTTTATCTTAGATAGTCCGATATAATCCTATCATATCTTATATACGGCAAGAGCTTTTTAAACGTTACGCATCCTTGTAACAAGACGATCCGCACGGTTGGTGACTTGGCGGTACCATTTGCTATCAACCATCTCGTCTGCGGCTTGATTCCAGTCGCGCGCATCAACCCCGGCTTTCATGCCTTTAAACTGGCTCAAACGCGGCCGGCCCATGTTAAACATCATGTTTGCAATAATTAGTTGCACTTCTTCTGGAAGGTCGTCGAAGTCTTCGTACAAACGCTGACATTCGTCTAAAGTTACTTCGATGTCTTGTTCAAAAACTTCGGCAACGCGCTCTGCTGATACTTCTGTTCCAACTTCTTCGCCATACTCTTCATCGTCTTCTGTAACGAGGTGACCAATTCCGAAAGTCGGGTACCCAAGGTGGTCCAAATAGATTTCATATTTGCATCCTTCGTCTTCTTCCAGTTCTACTCTTAATTTTTCTAAATCCATTATTTGCCCTTCTTCATTGCCATAAGTTTGTCTGCGCCCTTGACGCCAAATGACGCGCTAACCGCGATAAATAACAAATATTGATACCATTCCGGTAAAGAATTGAGTGCGCTGAACGCCTCATCCATGCGAGCAATGATAGCTTGATCGTCCATTGCCACGCTGTAAGCAACAGCAATCAAAGGTGCACTGAGGATCAAACTGAACCATTCATCCTTCCAAGATGACTTGGTTGCATCAGCCATAGATGCTTCCCAGTTAGCA